AGGTAACTGCCAACATTCAAATATACGGTGAACTTATCGGTTTGCCGTAACGCTGGCTTCCCTTTATCCTGTTGAATCTTATCGGTTCTTCCTTCCTAGCGCGTAATTACACGCATAGGTGAGCAAGGAATCTTCCGTATGGCCTTATTGCTGCTCATAGAGCGTCCGTTAGTTATCAAGTATAAGCTAGTAAAGAGAAGGACGGAGGTTCCTTTACATGGGAGGACGAGCCTTACGCCCTAACACACCACAACTCTTTACTAGCCATTTACCTAGTAGGGGAGCCTAGCCTCTTACGCGCAGGGCGCTAGGAACAAACCACATACGCAGCCTACTTATTAAAGTGATCTAAACTTAACCCACTTCTGCTGTGGGCTTCCTGCATTTGCACCTTCTGATTGAATCGTTACATCTACACTTGCAACCAAACGTTTCCCTGTTGGTTGACGCCACACATCACCGACACCCTTAGTGTCAGTGTCAATGCCCCAATCACTTCCCTTAAACTGTTCATTGAATCTCTTTTCATCGTCTTTGGTAGCTTTGAATCCTAACGCTGCCATTAAGAATTGCTTAGAGAATGACAGTGATCCATCAGTGTGAATGAATGCGTTATAAAACGTTTTGCTACCCTTCTCTGAACCTTCCGCAACTGTGAGAGGATAACGAATACCATAGTTATCACTCTTACCTTCTTTACCTGTGTTGAAGAATGCCTTTGGTTCACCAACGATTAACTCATAGTCTCCTTTATCTAAAATAGCGATTACTGAGGAGACGTTTGTGGCATCGTGTTCATATCTTGGAGACATAGGCGGTTAACTATCTCCCTTGGTTATTTGAGTGGAGTTTTAGTTTGAATAGCGTTGATGATAGTTAACAAATTGGGATTCTTCAACATGACTGGAAAAATCCCACCATGCCTAGTTTTAGCTGTTAGCTCCTCACCTCCTTGTGTCCTTGCCCTGTACACGATATTATCTCCACTTCCTACACTCTCCATGTGCCATACTTCATCAAAGTATGCTACGATATCATCTGGAAATGTTTTCCCTGTGAAACCTGGGCGTACATCTTTCACGACCATTTCTCCGCCAATGATAACTTTACCTTGGTTATCTCTCGGTGGGACTAACGTTATCCTTTCATGGCAACCCATCACTAAGTGTTTCTTCTTCTCTCGGAATATGGAAGTGTAGCCCGCTACGAATTTATTAATGAGGTCCATCTCAGCACCGTAGTCTTGCACAGCAAAGAAAGTAGCGTCAAATTCTTTAGCCTTAGCTAACGTCTGACTTTTACCTAACTTCTGACCTACTTCTAATCCTTTATTCATAGCGAACTTACGGAGGGCCGTAACATCATCTATGATAAGTACGTCCCATTGATCGTTAATCTTTTCGAGAGCAAAGTCAATAATATCACAAACAGCATCGAATGCTGTTGCTGTCGTAATGTTACCACGTTGTCCTAATTTCTCAGCTACACGCGCTATTGTAGGATCACTATTAGGATGGCGTGAGCGAAACCCTGGAGCACGTAACGTTTCTAATCCATCTCCTGTATCAATTATGAATGCACGTGATCCACCTGTGCCATGAAACTCAGTTTTACCAGAACCCGATGAACCGTAATCCATCATAATGACAGATTCACCGGGCTTTGTTTCTGATAATTTAGCGAATGATACTTTTGGTTCTGTTGGTTCGTTCACTTCTTCCTCCGTTATGTCATCTATAACTGTGTAGTCGTAATACTCACCTTGAATAGGCTTGGCTTCTGCTAACTCAGCTTCTACTTTTAACGCTTTATCTGTATGTGTAAACTTTAGAGATAGCTCTCCATGTATATATGGTAATGACAAATTATGTATATTAACTTCTGCTGTCTTTGTAAACAGGTACTCAAATAGTTTCACATTTTATATCATCCACCAAGGTTCATCTTCACTAAAGATTGGTTCACCTTCTTCATTTGCTATATCTAAAAAGTAACCTTTATCCATATGCCACATCTTGTAAGGATACATTGCTTCGTATAAATCCTTAACTAAGCCAGGCTTCAATAACTTATGAAACGCGCCCTTAACTATCGTCATGCGCCTGGCTGACGAATATCCTTAGGTGCAACTAGATCAGGGACAACAATTTTCTTCTTATCTTCCGCTGTTTCAGGCTCTATGATTAGTAAACTAATCACATCAGCCCTCATACAGTAAAACGTTTCCGACTTATTACCAGGATTAGGTAACACTGGTATCTTAATTACACCAACACGTGTAATGCCACCTTCATCCCACACATGTTTACGCAATTCCTCTGGCGTCATGCTTGTGCTAGTCTTAACACTAGCACCGGGCTTAATGGATAGGTGGATACCAGTAGCCATTGTTATACCGCTCCATTCAATGCTATGGATGCGTTCGCTGTCATTACTGCTTCACGTACCTTACGGATAGCATCTGTTCTATCTGCACATTGTGGACAGGTTGCTAATATAACCATTGCCATTGATTTACCTGCTGCTCTAATTGCTGCGTACTTTTCTTCTTGTCCAGGTCTTGGAGGATGGTAAGTAAATATATCCTCTGTTAACTCAACTTTGCTCATTTCTTTGATAGGTGGAACCATTGGCTCAGCAGCATAAATTGGACCATCTTTAATAATTCTTTCTCTCTCCCTGTCCACGTTTAATCCTCACTTTCCCCATTGACCTTGTAGAAGTCCCAAGGTTTCTGCACGTAGTTAGTATCTAACTGAGCCATCATGGCGCCTTCTGTGGGCATTTTACATACACTGTGGAATCTACAGAAAGGACAATGTTTCTCCTCCATTGGATACATGTCCTCATTCCTACACAAAGCTAATATCTTCTCATAGAAAATCTGATTATCTTCCCAATCATTCAGTTGCTCAGGAGTTCGTGATGTTATGAGTGGAACAATCTTAGGTCCCTCTTTAGCTGTGTTATACATTACTTCAACTAACTGTCCTTGGATTTGCTCACCTTTAAGTTTACCTTCACCTAAGGTGTAACGTGTAAACTGGTCATTAGGCTCCAAGGTGCGCTCATAGAACTTACCCATCTTAGAGCTAGTCTTCCAATCTCTGCCCCACAGCTTGCCATTAAATCTCGTAATTTGGTCAGCACGTCCACCTATTAAGGTGACGCCATCTTTTAAGAATACTTGCCATATCTGCTCTACAGCTACTACTATGATGCGCCCTTGTTTCTTTTCATTTTGCCACCATTTGAATGCTTCCATACAGCTTGCAAATAAGCGCTTACCTGTCAAGAATTCCCAACGTGTTCCTACAGGAGGATCAGAACCTATTTGTTTCCATAGTTTACCACTTGCATCAAGTGCTTCCTTTAAACATGTTGCTTCATCCTTACCTTCCATGTGTGACTTCTCTAACACTTCACGAAACTTATGGTAACATGTACCAAAGCTAAAATATGGTTGTGACTCTTTAGGTACGAAGCCTAATACTCTCTCTAGAAAATATAAACGTTTACATGTTTTAGCTGACATGATAGCAGTACTATCTTTAACGACTGGCTCATAACGCTGATACTTAGCCATCAATTTAACTAATGGAGGCTTAACGTATTCCATAATTATTCCTTCATTCTAACTCTATACCAGAGTCTAGCGTTTTCTTGTGAGAGTTCGATTGCTGTGGTTTCCCACGCTTTTACACTTTCTTCTGCTTTGTTTACTCTCTTTGCCAGGTTTTCTAACATTACGTGTGCTTCTGTAGCACGTGTTTCATAGCCTTGAATTAAACCAGTCATCTTCCTTATATTTTGCTGTAGCTCTACATTTTCATTGGCTATCTTATCACGCTCAAGTGTTATAGTGATTACACGCTCACGTACTTGTTTCAGGGCTGCTTCATAAGTTGCAGCCATTTGCTTATATATTTTACTGTTCCTGACTTTTCTCGCTTTACCGTTTTTCATAGCTTCCTCTCGATTAATGAGGTTAATGACCCATCGCCTTCTTAAGTTCCGCTGCTCCAATCGCTGCTAAATCACCAGGATTATTATGATGCACCTTACGAAACTCTTTAAGAAGCATAGTAAATAACCATGAATACGTACCACTAGGATACGTATTATGGAACCATTCTATATCTTCCTTATCTACTTCAACCTTTATCAGTGCTGAGCCTCGTCGGCTCATACGCCAGTTCTCCAGGGTTACTCTTAGTGAGCGTTATGCCTACTTCATAGTTATTGATAATATAGTACCCATTAACACTAGTCCACTTATATAGGTCAGCTAGTTCACTGTCTATTAATTCTGCGTTTGGAAAGTACATCTCGTTTAAATTGTTCTTAATGGCTGCACCTATAACCTCTAACACGGTGTCAGCATCATCAACTGTCATCTTGCTTAGCTGACCACTTAGGATTGCCTTAGCATCAACGGGCTTAGTCTTACACTCAGCTATTACTCTATCAAATCTTACACGGATTCTATAGTGTTCCTTAATAACTCTATATTTAGTATATTCAGTGAATGTGTCAGCAACATCTAATGCTTCATGTAACTGATATGACAACTTATTGGGATTAGTAGATGTAAATACAACATCATCATCACTTTTATTATTTACAGCTAGCAATAAATCATCTAAGAGTTTCTGAACGCGCTTAAGAGCACTCTTATTACGTGAGTAAGTCATATGATTAGTTCATTATGAATACTTCACCAACACGCTCAAATGTTGCCTGTATGTCGCTAATACCACTTATGTCTGTGGCTACATCTATCCACAGTATAAGTGTGTTATCGTTGACATTTAATGATTCCACTTTATCCTTAAACTGCTTCCAGGTCATACTTGACATATTTATATTTTAGTTATAGTTAACCGTATGATTCTGTCCGGCGTCATTTCACAGTTTACTATTTCATACATCTGCTGTGATTTGTTATCAGAAGGTGGTCCTTCATCGTCACCTATTAACAAATCACTAGCTGGATGTTTATGTACTAACTCTAATAGTCTTGCTACCCAATCATCGTGTGTTAATTCTTTAGGTTTAGTCATCGAAGGTTACACCCATTTTCTTTTCACAGTATGATAGATATACTTCTGCTGTTGTTAAAGCTCTATCAATGATATTAAATATATTTTCGTTTCTTCTAGAGTTATGCTCTGCTGTAAATATAGCTGCTACTATTATAAGTGCGTGTTCTCTGGCTGTCATTTCTTTTTCCTAATTAACCAGGTGTTACAACAACGTATTAATTTTTGTCTGAATTGCTCTGCTTGCTGAACACTTATACGTCCATTCTGCCTTGCTAGTAATGGCCATAATGGTTCTAATCGTGGCATATATAACTTATGTATCCTTAAATGACACTTATTGCAAAGCCATACACAGTCACTTTTATTATATTCCAGATACCTTTTCGTATAGATATCTGGTAGTAACTGAGCGAATAACCACTCATGCCCTTTATGATGCGGGTGGACCTCTACATGTTTACTGCACTTCTTACAGATTGGTATGTCAATCAGAGTTAAGTTTATATCAAAGCGTCGCCGCTGTACCTTCCCCACTTGTGATGGCGGGCTTTGTTTCTGTAGATACTTCTGCTTCATTTCCTTTACTAACTTTCGGTAGTCCGCTAAGTCTCCCATGTTCCTCTGCCATTTTAATTATTATCATAATCTTCTTGTCAGACAATTCTCTTATGAACTTGATTGCTAACTCTAACACTAATTTCTTATTTGGATCGTTGTCTAACTCCTTCTTCTCATTGTTTAGAATGTCAGCAGCGTCCTCCAATTTGCGTATCTCTTGAATTAGAGCCGCTGCTAGTCCTGTGTCTATATCAAGAATGCTCATTTTGGTTCTGGTGCAATTAAAGGTATAATAACAAACGACATGAATTTACGTGGCTTCTTAGAGCATGTGTGCTTAGCGAATGGTTCATTGTTAGCTGGCACGGAAACTGGCTCTGTACATTTAGGACAGGTTAATATAATTTCTTTCATGTTATTCTGTCTTAGGAGAGTCTAACGATTCTAAAGTGTTCTCAACCATTGCTCTAGCTGCAAACCATTGTACACCATCTAAGAATGCATCAGATAAAGCATATGGTAAACCTTTATCTCTCGCTACCTTAACCCATCCTCTCATTTTCTCCATCACCACTTCTGATGCACGTTCCACTAGCTCATTCTTCTCTTTTTCGGATAACTCTCTATTTTTCTTCATAAATCTATTTCCGTTCTCGCTTTAGGTTCCTCCGTTACGTTACTTTCTCCTTCTACTATCACTTCTCTTTCATCTTTATCTATATCTATTTGTGCTTTCTTCTCCTCTCCTAACACTGTGTCTGTTAAATAATAGTGAGCATAGTAAACTCTACGAGCTAGATCTTCTAACCAAGGCCAAACAGGAACCATTATTCCTAACCACTCTGATGTGAAACACAGTAAATCCCATGTTGTGAAGCCAGTTTTATCTGAGACTAAACGTGCGTAGTCCCATACTTTCTGTGCGCGCTTAGATGGGCTCTCTGTAATCTTATCAATTTGAGCCATTCTATCTTGTAAACTTACTTGTTCATGTCCGTTATTATCTGTTGCCATTTCGTTATGTCACTTTTCTCTGTTAAAGATAACGAACCCATAACTGTACCATCTTTATAAATGGTAATCATGGTTGTGTTGGCACGTTCAAATGTTTCAAATGTCCACATTTACTTTATCTCACTAAGTAAGCACATTTACCACATTGGTCACACACTACTAACACACTATCATAACCAGACATAAGTTTATTGTGATCGTTTTCATCTACTACGTAATAATGTCCACCAGTCCACCAACACACAATTCTACGCAATCTCTCTTTAATAGAGATATCGCTATTACGCATCGGTTTTATCTTCAAGCGTCCTCTTAGGATTAAGTGCAGCATCAATTCTTCTTTGTTCCTCATGTTCCAATAACTCAAGTGCTGATGTTAGGTGGACCAATGCTAACCTTAAATGCTCTTTAGTTAGTTTATATATGTTTTCATTGGTACCGTTATACATTTGAGCTACTATTAACTTAGCTCTATGTGTGTTCTTACGTATTACTGTAGCACTATACATTTGTACCCTATGTAATCACCCTTCGTGTATATATTTGTGTAATGCCAACAAATTGGACCTATCGCTAACCAGAACGGTAAGTCTCTGCTCATTGCTTCATCATACACACTTAGTCTACGCACGTTTCCTCCATCTAAATTGTTTACACTTAGCACACCCACACTTCTTACAATGTGCTGATCTATTTCCATGTTTAGCGTTTACATATAAATTGTGACGCCAACGTGGACAGCCACAGTTTGCACAAATATCATTAGGACTTGCTTGATAATTCATTTTCGTCAATCATTCCACGTAGTAAACATAGATACACTATTAAATCTTTAATGCGCCCACGTACATCTTCTCTTTGAGATTTATGGCCCTTGAGATATGATGCTATCCCGTCACGATGTTTCATAGCGTACACCCACAGTATGCGCTCTCTATCTATATCTATATCATGTGCAATGCGTTCAAAGTTAGCAAAGGCGTTATTTTCATCATGGGCGTACTCTTTCTGACCAGCGTTGCGGGCTTCTTGACACTCCTTAAACACAATGTCCATCGTTTCCTTCATGCCTTCATATGTCACTTTAGTATTCCTCCCCGCCAAACGTAGGCCCCCTACGTTTACTTGTCTTAATTATTTCTTTTTCATGTTGTGCTAGATAAATAGAAAGACCGTTAACCAACCCATCTGGCCCGCTTCTTATTACACGGCCATTTGAGTATGTAACTCTATCGGTTACATTATTGCTTAGACATTCAATGATTTCATGTACACTGATACCATTCTGTAATGCGAGGGATATACATAGTGATAACGCCTGAGACCATGAATTAACTGCTGAGCCTGCCTTACCAATAAGCGCGTCAACACGGTAGGGTTTGTTATCACGTTCGCTTATGTTTACGAACATTGTTCCGTCTGGCGTTGTCACCTTAGCTGTATAACTAGGGAGGACAGCGGGCTCTTGTGTTGGCATTTTCCGCATAGACTCCTAACTAATGCGTTTTAAGTGACCGATTAAGTTATTTAGTTAAAGTAGCGTCCTCCGCTGGACGTGGCCCACGGAGGTGAAGACTCAGACTCTCGTTCGGAATACCGCCCTGAGCTAAGCTTCAGTCGGCCACGCATCACCAGCCTTGCGGCACGCTACTTATTTAATTAATGAATCGCCCAATGTGGATTTGAACCACAATCTCTCAGTACGCGCAGAACTGAGCGTCCTTGTCTTAGACGATTGGGCGTTATAGTGAGCTACTGTGGGTGCCGAGTTTCACGGGAATAGACCAGCCCAGGTCTGGCGAACCTGTCGCTCTTGTTCCGTTTTAGTAGCTCACTACATGTTAACTCTTTACTGGAGGAACCTCCTCGTCATCATCTTCATCATCTACTAAATCATCATCATCTTCCTCTGTAACTTTATCTTCATCGTCATCATCAGAAGCCTCAAAATCTAATACAGCTTCTTCTAATGACGCGATTGCTTCCTCTACTGAGTTTTCGCCAGTAGATGGAGCGTAATCCGCTGCTTCTAAATCATCATCTAATGCTTCCAATACACCTATTACACCATCTTTAATTTCAGGACTCTCAAACTTAGCGTACTTTTGCAGGGACTCGTGCAGTAGCTTTGTCACTTGATTCGTCGGCGCGGACATTTGGCTCACTCTCCGTGTTTGTTGCGTCAGCCTCAGTGGGCTTGGTAGTTAGTGTGTGTGAATTTTCCTTCTTATCAATGTATACTTCTACTGCTACTGTGCCTTCGCGCTTTTTCTTCTCAATATACAACTCAATCAACTTCTTAAACTTACTGTGGTTACCATGATTATCGTAGTTGCCTACGATGAAGTTTACTTCCATAGGAGTAAGATGGAAGTAATGTGTAACAAACTTGGTAATATCTTCCCCTGCCTTATGTGCAGCCTCAACTAAATCACCATATGAACCGAACGCACGTGCAATTGCACAGCCACCCCAGTCACCGGGTTTATAATCTACTAATGCATCATACATACCACGTACACGTTCGTCACCAAACTTATCTAAAATAGGAAATAAATTCTGCTCATTAAGACCACCACTAATGGGCGCGCCATATTGTGCTATATACGCTTTGGGAGCAACTTTCTTCTGAGCCTTCATTTCCTTACTCATTGCCTTAAACATGTCCATCATGTCGCCACTACTAATTGTCATACTCATGATTTTACCCCTTTCTTTATACGGTTGATTATTTCTTCCTGCATTTGTACCCTCATATCTAACTCCTCTATTTCATCTGATGCTATTTTCGCTAATACATCACTTGGTACGCTACGCTGCCCTCTAGCACATTCGTGAATTATCTTACGGCGTTGCCATTTAGGTAATAGTAAGTCTGTTTTATTACCTACTATTCGTAATGGTTGTTCCATTTCGTAAGCTCCTATCATAAATGATACTTCCGTCTAACTCTATAATCTTAACTATCCAAGGCATCTTACTTAACTCGAAATTATTTAAACTAACTGCTGGTATTTCATCGTACTTAGGAGGGTGCTCCAATGATACGAGTTTCCACTCCGCTCTTACTATGCGCTTTAGTACCTTATGTAAGTCATCTTCACATAAGTGCATAATGTTAAATTGATTTTCTAAGCGGAATTCAGCGAGTTTGACGCACGCGCCCACACGCTTAAAGTGACACGGCATTTTACGGCCTTCGTACACTATCATTTAGTTACCACTCCCTAGTCCTTGATCGCCAGCTATTGTTCTGGCGTAGTGAAACTTAATGCCTTCGACTAGTTCGTCTAAGCCCAGGTGTTTATCCTCCGCTGCTATCTTACACACGATTGATACTAGCAAGTCCATTAGGTCACCTGGCTGCATGTTTGTATTTAGATTATATCCTGCTACTTCATCGTTCTCGATTAGAACGGTTCCCTTTTTCATTTTGTTAACTTAACCTTTCTTAATTTTAAACATTTCCTGTTTCATCTTCTTGAGCAATTCATTTGCTACACTCACATCCCTCTCAGTGTCAATTCCCTCCACAACTTGATTGATTGTGGCTAACTTACGCGCTAGTATTTCCTGTATCCACACTTCTACACTGTCTGAATCATCTGCACATTTAGCTACCATGTAATAACTGGTTGCTCCGTGCATGTCATTAAGACGCCCGTAACATCTCTCCTCAGATTGCATGTGATTAGCAGGCGTCCAGAACAAGTCACTGAATATTACGTAACCTGCTGCTGTCAGATTAATTCCTTCTCCTGCTACTTGCCATGTGCAACATGCAAACTTAACATTTGGGTCAGTCTGAAACTTGTCTACTAATATCTGACGTTCATCACGTTGTAGATCGCCAGTAATGCAGACAGCTTCATTACCAAGGCGCTTAGCAATTCCGCTAGCAACAGCTTTGAATTGGGAGAACACTATTACTTTAGATGGCCCGCCATTCTCATGTGTATCGTATAGCTCAACAGCTAATTCAGCGCACCTGTCCATCTTATCAATTGCACATACTTGCTTTAGCCTGGTTATCTGAGCTAGTAAATTGGGAACAGCTTGTTGGCCCTCTTTAGTCTCGGGCTCCCATTTCAACATATCAATGTAGATACCAGTTAGAACCTTATTATACACCTTCTGTGCTTTCTCTGATAATTCATGCCATTCAAATATTCTCTGAATGGGAGGTAACTCTTTAACAACATCTTTCTTTAACTTCCTAATCATAATAGGTTTCAATAGCTCACGTAATTCTTCAACATTACGAGCTGATTTTCCGTCATATGTGTAGCGGTAAATGAATCCCTGTTCTGTTGGGAAGTGTTCGGGATTAATCATTGTGAGCATAGGCCACAATTCACCGGGCCTATTTAGAACAGGAGTACCAGTGTTAAATAGAACCCTGCTTACTGTTACTTGCCGACTCGCTATGCTACGGTTACTATCTGTGTTTTTCAAGTAATGTGCTTCATCGAAACTAACAACATCAAAACCTGCTGAGTTAATTAGGTCAATCCAAAGCCACCTTTTCTTAACATTCGCTTTATATTCGTGTCCCTGCTTATCCTTAATGATATCGAATTGTTCCTTAGGACGCGCCACCATGTCATAATTGAAAATAGCGTACTGAGGCTTGTCCATTAGCAATCTCTGCACATCTCTAATCCCAGGTTCAGTACCTGAGAAAACATACGGTTGTTTACCCGTGAGCCTAATAATCTCACGTCTCCAATTCTCTTTAAGTCCAGCGGGACAAATAATAGCCATGCGGTAATTCTTATATATACTATATGCTATATTGCACGCTGTCTTACCTAATCCCATTTGGTGCGCTATGATAGCCTTACCGCCTGCTGCGTCTACAAACTTAACTGTTACTTTTTGGAAATTGCGTAATTTGAATTCAGGATCTGCGAATGTGATATTTAACTCAACATCTTCTGCGAGTGCAATGCTGTCTAACTCAGAACGAATACTTATCTCTTTAAGCACACTTTCTTTAGCTATTTCCTCCCAAATAACATTACTATCTTTTAATGATTCCCATAAGCGCCATCCTTCATTAAGTGGGAGTGTGTATACACTGTTAATTTGATCCCACTTTGCTCCGGGTATCGTACTAACGAGTCCAGCATTTGCAGACTTCTTAAACTTAATCGTCAGCTTATTGTTAACCATTGCAACTTGATAATCTGGTGATTCCATCTCAACTTTGATTATCTCTTTAACACCATCAGTGTAAACAATATCTAATCCTTCAAACTTGGACAGTTTCTCTAACAAATCAGGCCAATGTTTTAAGGGTATCCTGTTTTCTTCTACTGAGCCGTCAAAGTAACGCCCAGGAATAGAACGGAATACATTAATTACATCTTCTCTGTATTTGGTTAGTCTGACGCGAACGGTATAATCGGTGGGAACAAACGAAGCCACAATAACCTGTGAAGGCTTATTGCGTTCTATTTCTTCTCTTACACTCTGTTTACGTTGTTCTAACTGTGCTAACCTATCCTTTAATTCCTGTGTTTCACGTTCTAATTGTTCTAATTCTGTGTCAGACATAAAGGCTAATTCCCCGTTTGAAGATACTCGCTGCTGAACATTTGCTTACTAAAAGAAAATTGGGCCACACTCACAGCTTTCTACCGTGGTGTAACGCTGTCTCGTTAAAAGGTTAGTGGTGAGCTAACCCCGAAACATTGCTAAGGGTACCACCCCTTAAGCCCATTTACGTTGTTAACGAATGGCGGGCGTGGGAATCGAACCCACTATTTCCAGTTTATGAGACTGGCGGCTTACCGTTTGCCCTGCCCGCGACGTGTTAATTGTTGCTGGTTATCAGCCACCTTACGGGACAATTAACAAACTCCGCAGTTTTAGGTATACCGTGGCTAGTGCCAAACTGACAAACCTAGCCCCACGCTATGGGCCTTATTCACTCACCCGATTAGCCCATAGTCCAAGGGTGAGGGATTGTTCACTTATTTACTTGATTCCCAACACGTCCATTTCCTCGTCCGCCCATTTCTTTAACGTTTCCTTGTCCTTGTCGCTCAACTCACGGTAGGAATTGAAGAAATCACCCTTGCCGTTTAGCTGTTGCTGCAAATAGAGCAATGCGCCGATGCGTGCCATTTTATTTACTCCTCCGGTTTATGTAAACTGCTAACGTAATATTCTCTTAGCCCTCTCAGTGCTCACAACATTATCCCTATTAATCCAGAATATACTCTCTAAATCTAAACTTAACACCTGCACAACGTCATCGTGTAACCTTACAACGAAACATCTTTGACACGTAGTGATACCAGTAGCACCTTTAGTAACGACATACACACTGTCATATAATCCTAACGGCTTACAACTTAATTTCTGTAACTTGCTCAGCTTGGGGTTCAGCATTCTGTGTATTCTCCGCTTGTTCAGATAACTTTTCTTTAAGCGCGTCTACCAATTCACTGAGCTCTACCCAACAGTGTAACCGTGTTTCTTGCACCTTACCTATTTTACATTCTTTTTCTACTATTAATCCTGTGCCCTTGTGATATACTGATACCGTGAATTTCTCACGTTCCACTATTTCATCTTTAGGCAACAACGTAGGAATCTTAAACTGTTCGTTTATATCCTTTTTACGCTGTTGCCATGAGTCGTAAACATCTATTACTGTACCTGGTTGGCTATCTTTAACCATTTTCAATTGCTTGAGTGCTCTCCTAAGCAATGTGATAAACATAGGAGAACCGTCAGGCACATGTGTAAACGCTAGGTATAACACTTGTCCTGTTCTACCTAGGATACGGAAATTGTAGCGTTTCGTACTCTTGTAACGCACAATAAACTCTGATTCTTTGAGACCGAATTCACGGTGTCCGAATGCATACGCGAACGCTTCTAGTATGTGTTGTGATTCAGCGTGATTTAGGTCAATTTGTGATTGATTCACTTAATCCTCCGTTTTAACGCGGGCTTGTGACCGCCATTGCCGCATTAATCGCTAGATACGATCTAGGGTTCCGTGATTACTAATTCATCGGGTTCCTAGTTTGTCATCTATCTAGCGACCACTCTGCGTTTCTTTATTATTTAGCGCATTGTTATGTCTCCCAATCCCAGGTTTCTTTTTAGCGGCCCTAATATAACACTTTCCAATTGGAATGTCAAGTGTGTTAAAATGACACATGTGGTGTGTCAAAATGACGCATATTACTAACGACGCCAACACTTTACGCAAGCCCACACATAGTGTGCGTTTACACGAATTCTGCGACAGAATTGCTTACGTTGGCAGAATTCACACTTATGCAAGTTTGTTTCTTTTTTGTTTGGCTTGTCTGGTTCATCCACGCCGTACATACGAGCCAACAGCTTTAACTCTTTTTCAGTTATTCTGTCACGCGAATTCAGTCGTGACACTATTTTGTTCAATGTCTTTTTCATATTAGTCTAGCTCCGTTATCATATCAGGTTTAGCGGGCGCATTCGAGTAATGTACCCATGCACCAAGTGAGCGGTCCCACGCCCAATACACTCCGCGAATTCCGTGGCGGGCATAGGGACAGCCTAACACATTACTACATGTTTCATTTACTAACTCAACGTTACCGTCTGCTTGCTGGAAGTATGTAAACATGTTATATACCTAATTCCTTTCCCCTCTTTTTGATTGCCTCTACTCTTTCACTCTCAGTCATTATTCCTAATTTAACCATTTCATCTGCGCCAATACAAGTTAGTGTAAATAGCTCCATTTTACTTAGTTTCTTACCTGCTTTCTTTGTTATCTTAGTTATGCTACCATCTGCATTATGTCTCTTAATTATCATTTCTCCTACTAACCCTATACACTCTATGTGGTCAATCATGTCACGCGCTATTTTCCATTTTCTACTTCTGTTAGCGTGCCTACCGTGCAGACCACATATTAGCCTAGTAGCGCGGCCTTGCGCTCCTGACCGTGTTCTAGCTTCTACATCAAATACGTTTCCATCCTTCCTATGTATTCTAAACCTATACATTGTTACCTTGCGCGGTTCTGGCTGCATAGGTTGAAACTCAAAAGGCACTACGGGCTCCATAACTACCATCCTTTCCAAATGACGCCAAAACCAACCAGACAATTGTTTGGAAACCCCGTCCCTACCCCCGCTCGCTCGCTCCGCTAGCTCGGGGCTTTGTATTTCTTATTTTTTCTTTTTTTTTCTTAACTAACACCTGTCAAGAGGGAACAAAGCCCGAAGGCCGGGCCCGAGAGCGAGCGACCCCCCGGACGGGGCTTCCAACCAATTGTGTGGTTGGCGTTGGAATGCTTTGGAAACACAGTAAGTAAACACGGTTACTCGCTCTCTGTTGCTTGCCTCTATAAATAGGAAAGGCCCTAGCCTGTGGGAGCGCTAGAGCCATTACCTATCTATCTACCACCGTGCGATGCTTAGGCTCCGAATTGAGCCGCCAACGCCGCAAACT